TAATGTGGTCGACATGCCAATCAATACCAAATAAGTTTGTTCTTAATTGAGCCAATGAATATGCTTCTTCAATAATCCATAAATCATCTTTTGTGAGCCATTTTGGTGTGCGTTGGAGTTGTGATGCTTTTCTTTTTGCTTGATATGATGCTCTTTTATCTTTATTGCTAGACCACCATAATTTATTATATTCTGTAATTTTTTCTTTATTTTTCTTTTTGTATTTAATATTTTTAATAGATACTTTATTAGGATTATTTAAAGCCCATAGACGAGCGCGTTCTTTGGTAAGATCTTTATTTCTTTCATACCATTCTTTTGCAATTCTTTTTTGATTTTCTTTATCTCTAGGCATAATTAAATTATACATTAAATAAAACAAAAAAGCCAGTTTTTACACTGGCTTTTCTGAATTTACATCACTGATTATAGACCAGCTGTACCATAGATGTTACGAGCATCGTGCCAACCTGTACTATAACGTTCTGTAGCTTTGTATCTCATTGAGTCAGTTTCAAAATCCCCTTCCATAGATTTCTCCATGGGGCGACGCATTACTAACATGAGACCATTCTCAGCATCAGTTTGAATCCACCAAGCTTTAGATGAGCTTAGACGAGTCACAACGTGTGCACCTTTTGGTAACATACCTGTTGACTTGATTGGGTTCAAATCGTTGTCTGCAGTACCTGAACGTAAAACTGATTTAAGAATAACTTCAGCTTGGAATTCAAGTGCTGGTGGAACAACTAATTGTTCAGCTTTTAATCTAATACGTTTGCCATTGTTGTCAACTGCAGAACGGATTTGAATTAACATTTGCTCAACTGATGTTTGTGATAAAGAAGCAGCTGTGCTTAATTGATTACTGTATGAACCGCCGTTAGCGATTGGGTGTGCAGTATTGATCAATGTTACACCGTCGCCACCAACATAACCGCTTGTGAAAGCAAAGTTAAGTAAGTTAGCGCATAATGTTTCTTTAGTTTCAATCATAGATTGAGCTAAGTGTTTAGCAAATGTTGAACCGATACGGATATGATCACCGTCTTCCATCAAAACTTTAGTTAAAGCATATGCTAAACCATAGATTTGGTAGATGAAACGTGTGATATATAATGTACCGCCTTGGTCGTAGCTTACTGGAGTGCCGTCAGGCATTGCAGGTGCAGCATTCATACCAAATAACATTACTTCTTCGTGATAGTTACGTGGAATACCTTGGATTTGTTCTACAAAGCCTTTCCATTCGTCGTCACGTTGTTCATAAACACCATCAAAGACTTCGTTGATAATCGGTTCGACTACCGCACGAAAGTCCGTACTTCTCATTGGGGTTGCCATCTAAGAGTTCCTTTCGTTACGTTACACTGACACTGAAGCGGCAGCGAACTGGTTATTAGAAATTTGTACTTGAACGATAGTGTAAGCATCACCCCATTGATTTGTGTTACCTGCTGGGTATGCTACTTCACGACCTAATCCAACTACACGTACTTGACCTTGATTACCTGTACCAACTGCTGTTGCAAGCAATGCAGTAGTAGAGAAACCAGCACCACCGTTACCGATAGCAATACCATCAGAAACTGTAGAACCAGAAGTTGTATCAAAGTTGTATTCTGTACCGATTGCTGCTGTTGTAGCTGAGCCGTTAACTTGCGCTTCATATACTAATGCAGGATCAGAGAAAATCCAGAATACGATGTTTGTTGAAGCATCAAGTGTTAACTTAGATGCATATTTTGCTACTGAACGACGACCGTCAGAGTTTGTGTACTCTACGCCATCGAACACGCCGTATACCTTACCGCTTGCAGCAGTTTGGTTAGCGATTGTTAATTGACCTGTTGTAGTGATCGCTACAGGTTGATACTGGTAAAATGATTGACCAGTACTTAAGCTGTAAGGAGCAGTGTATGTCACGCCAGGGATGTATGTGTTAGTACCTACGAATGGTACAGCACGGTCCAAACCACTTGGGTGATACGCTGGCTTCAGGCCAAAGGGTTGAAATGTTGCTGACATAATTGTCTTTTCCTTTGTGATTGAAGATTGTTATTGAAATCTAATATTTTTGTTATTAGCTTTTGCAGTATCTTTTTCCATTTCCAATAATCCGCCTTCAAGTAGGGAACGACCACCTTTTCTTTCCTCTGCAGTATTACGTACTTGCGCAGTAATATTGCGTTGATGCTCAAGAGGATCTTCTAAGTGAAGCATTCTCATAACTTCTTGATACACGTCTTCTGGTAATTTAAAAAGTACCATTTCATTACAACTAATACAGCCTTCAAACTTGCCTGAGCTCATCTTGCCTAGTCCTTCAAAGCCTAATCCTAATTCTCCGGCTTTAACTGGCTCATAACCCAACGCCATACGTTTGTCGATACTGTCATATGTATTGGTTGTTGATAACCAACACAAGTGCATTCCAGGGATTGCTCCAGCTGGGATGTCAGGCAGTGCACTATTTGCCCATTTGTCTCTAAACGCATCAAGGCGTTCACGACGTGCGATATCATTCGGATCTGCTGTTGTAGCGCGATCCATAACTTCTTGTGCTCGATCGGCTAAGCGATCGTCTAAATCTCTTTTTACTCTAGTATTTGCCATGATTATTATCCTTTGTTAGCGCGATCATACGAAGCGTATGCGCGGATCATTTTATTTCGTCTTTCTACATCGTCCCATGCACCAGCATCTTTAATAGCCTGAACACGATCTTTACTTAATGTGATTGTGTTAGGTCTTGCTGTTGCAGTATTTGACACTCGACTTGAAGCGGTTGGTCCCGCTGATCGTCTTGGTGTCGTACCTTTAGCCGCACTATAGCGGTGAGGTAGACGTGCAGATAACCTATTATCTAACTCATCCCAATACTCAGGATCTGCTGGATCCCAACCATCGGAAACAAGTTCCTGATCGATTACCTTGGCAATTCTACTATCTGTATCTCTAGCATCTGGATCATACCAAGAATTTTTCTTTAACCAGTTTGTTGCATTTCTTTGTACTTCTTGCGCCATGGGCGTAGGTACATTTTGTACTGGTTTTTTGGCTGCTTCGAGTTGTTGCTTTTTAAAATGTTGGATTTGTTGTAAGCGTTGTTTTGCTTCTGTCAACTGTTCCAAATATTCAACTTGAGCTGCGTGATCATTAGCTTGAGCAGCTTGTAACATTTTCATTTTAGTATATTCGACTCTTGTTGCTTCATCTTCAAGTGTTTTGTCGATTTGATTGAGTCTAAATGATGTTACGCCGCTTTCTAATTTCATTAAACGTTGAGCAAGCTCTTCGTTTCGTCTCTCAAGCGCACTAATCTTGTGTTTAGCAGAAGCTTCACGTTGTTTTGCTAACTCTTTTTTGAGTCTGCGTTCTTCACGACGTGCTTCACGAATTTTTTCACGTTCATCATCAGATTCTTCTTCCTGATGTTCACTTTCTTCTTCATGATCTTCATCTTCTTGCTCGGCTGACGCTTCTACTTCGCCACCTTCTTTTAGTTCTTCTTTTGGGGCTTCATCTTCAAAGTCATCTTGAAGATCTTCCACTTTGGCTAGAACTGAGCCATCTTCTTGTTCCTTAATTGGAACGTCTTTTTCTTTATCTGCCATGTTATACTTTCTTCAAAGTTAATTAATCTACAAACGCTTTCATTTTCTGCGCATATTCAAAATTCTTAATGCGAGAAATGATTTCACGAGCCTGTAATGTAATAAACACTACCGGAGCACCTTCATCACCTGCGTCAACTACAAAGCGATCACCACCATATTTGATAGTTCTCACTAAGTCGCCTTCTTTACACCATGGGCCTTCAGGCCATGATTCAAGTGTAAATGGATCCTTGTATGCCAAAGGTCCAACTTGGATAACTTTAGCTACAGTTTCGTTAAACTTAATCGTTTGTCTTGTTTCGTCTACCAAAATAATACCACCCTTGCTTGTTACCTTTTCTCTTCTTAATTGAACGAGTACTCGGTCACCTGCAACTTCAATACCTGGGTCTATTACTGGAAAACATTCTATTTCAGAGCGTAAATCTGGCTCTGACTTTGCTACAACGTCAAATGCTGCCATTCGGCAAACCTCCTTAAACTTTACAGTTTAGTTGTTAGTGTCTTCGTCATCTTCAGACATGATATTATCAAGCAGATTTAACGCCGCTTGTAAACCTTGATGGTTACCAACAAGACGTTGGTAACTTTCAATGTTAATAGCATGTCCTGCGGTTAACGATTCCGCAATTTTCGTTTGCTCAGTCTTTATCTGACCGATTAATTCAGTTATGATATCTTTCATGCGATTACTAATGCATGACTTTGAGGCAATCCGCCCCAAATACTAATAAAAGTTGCCGCCGCCGATTTCGTTAAGATTTTTATCTGGACCGATTTTTTCGCCTTTAGCTAATTTAGCTTGTTTAGCGCCAATTTTCCAGTTATTGTCTCTGTGTGAACCAGATGGGCCTTCTTCTACTTTTTGATCAGGACCGCCAGCGTAGCCAGGTGTGCCTGTCATCTTGTATGCTTTTCTAAAGCCTAATTCTTTTTCTAATGCCATGATTATTCCTCAGTGGATGGTTGTTGATCTTGTTGTTGCATTTGTTGCTGTGCAGAAAGCTGTTGGTTTTGTTGTTGATTTTGAGCTTCTAAATCAAATTTTTGTTTAGCCAAGTCAACGATGTGTTGCTTTCTTTGTTGATCCGCCTGTGCGGCTTGTTGTGCAGCTTGTTGGTCTTGTTGCGCCAATTGAGTAAATGCTTGCTGCTTTATTTCTAAGCCATGTTGACGAATATCTGATCTAGCTTCTTGAGATGCCTCTAAAGCTGTTAAATCTTGCTCATGTTGCATTGCCATTTGATCTGCTGTTAAGCCAGCACGTGCGGTAATTTCTGCAATTCTCTCACGTGATGAATTATTAAGATCAGCCATTGCAATATTTGTAGCATTTCTTTGTGAATCGACCGTAGACTGAGTAGAATACTTAGTTTGTAAGTCTGCCATTTTTTGTTGAAGCTCTGCCACTTTGATTTGATAATCTTGTTGGGTTTTTTGAAGTTCAAATTGTAAGCGTGATTGAGATTCTGCCGCTTTACGTTGTGTTTCTGCCATTTGAGTTTTAAGTAATACTTGAGCAGTTGGGTCAGCTTCAGCAGCTTGTTGCTGTTGAGATTGATGCATTTGTGAAACTTTTTGAGCTAATTGACTAATTTGTTGATTATATTGTTGCATAACCATTTGTGTGTCTTGATCAACTAATTGTGATGCAATTGCAAGCGCTTGTTGTGCTTCAACATCAAGTGGTTTCTCTTCATGTAAGTCAAATGCATCTTTTCCACCTGCTGCTTGAGCCACATAAGCACGCATAGATTGTAAATAATGTAATGTTAAATGTTGTTTTAAATGATCTAGTGCTAATGGAGAGAATGCTGGTCCAATAACAGGGCTTGCACCATAAGATGGATTGTTTGCGTACTCTAAATGCACTTTAATATGAGAAATATGATCTTGATCAGGATATGCCGCCGCTGGACGACCCATTGTCATAGCCACGTTTTCTAACGCAGGATTAGATTCTGATGCACCTTGTGGGTTTGGTAAGATTTCATCAATACTTGGTACTTTTAATTGTTTTAATACACGACGATACATGGCACGAATATCAAACATGCCTGGAGGTGCTGACTTCGCCATCTCTAAAATAGCTTGGTTTTGTGCTAATCTTTGCGTTTCCGAAAAGATGTTAGGATCAGAAACAGGACGTACATCGTTATTGTAAGCAAAGTCCCTAACTTCAATCTCTTCTCCTGATTCATTATCCATCTCACTCAAGTACCAATGATTGATACGTGAAATAATTGCTAAGGATTTAGCTTGTGATCTATGTAATCTTGCGTGAATGCTTGAAAATACTTTAGCACCCTGTTCAATTAGTGCTTGTGCAGTACCAACAGGCATATTATTGTTGGCTTCACCAATTTTTTCTTCTGCTGTTGTTACAACACCTTTAGCAGCGTCAGTTAACCAGCCAAGTAAATTGAAAAGTACTGATGATGGTGGATTGAATGGCATAGGCATTGCAATTTTACGCACATCATCGACGCCAGGGGCGCCCTCAATTTCCATTACTTGCGTTGGTTCTATTCTGTCTGATTGTCCACTGATGCGTCCACCTTTAAGTTTAAGCATCGTTTGGCTGTTAGAAATGTGTGCTGCATCAAGAAGAGCACGTAACGAACCAGTAAGTGCAGCAGACAAACCACCAATAAGGTGAGGAAGACCAATAGCATAAGCGCCACGCCAAGGAATAAACTTAAACTCGACGTACCAGTCCAATTTTTCCAATTTTTCATCGTTTGCTTCCCAGTTTCTATAAAGGGCTAATACTTTTCCACTAGATTCATCAATGGTTAAAATGTAAGGTGCGCGTTTTCCTTCAGTAAGGGGGTCATCATCCAAACGAATGAAACATGTAATTTCATAAACGCGACGCAATCCATCAATATTTTTTGAAGGCATATCTTTACCTTCAATTTTATTGTTAGCTTTTTCAGCTTGCGTTTGATCGTTAAGTGGTGTATCTGAAGAATAGTTTGCGTCTATATCACGATAGATACCTTGTTCTATTCTTTGTAGGTATGTATCTTCTGTAATATCTTGAACTTCTGTAACTCGTGGGGAAGTATAGAAGTTAGTTGAAGAATATGGAAGTAAGATATTGTCAATCGGAACCCACTCGCACGTTGGGCGTTTTTGTTCGCTATCATACCGCCATTTTAAAAATTGTGATCCACCTAATGGTAGTTGTGTGAGAAGTTGTTCCATCTCATCACGGTATTCTTGGACTTGTTCTGTAAGTTGCCAGTTAAGAAAATTAACTTTACGATCTGCCGTTGCTTCTTTAACTGTGTCTGCTTCACCTTTGATGTTTGATTTTACAATACCGTCAGGTGGTAGTAACTCTTTTGAGGAAGAAGCTGCGAAGTCAACACAGCTCTCAGCCATAACAGGGTGGACGACTTTAGACGCGCCGTCAAAGGTGGCCCCGCCAGGCGCGTCCTTGCCTAAACCGGTACGACGTAAACCTTCTTCATATTGTTTGTCGCGTTGTTTTCTTGATTCACGGTCAACATCAATGAAATCTAAATACTCATAAGCAAGAGTATCTAAAATACTTTCATCAAAATTTTCAGCTAAGTTTTCATAAAACTCAGGATCTTTTTGTGGTCCAAATTTATTTTGGTAATTAATAACAACTGAACCATCATCTAACTCAATAACTTCTTGTTCAGCATCATCCGTTTCTAATCCAAGTACTTCAGCAATTTCTTCTGTATCTTCTGTTTGATCAGTCGCTTCATGAATTTCTTGCTCACGATCTAAAGAAGCTAAAGTATCACCTTGCTGTAATGGAATGATTGGTTGAGCCATTATTGATTACCTAATGATTGAGAATAGTATTGTTCTAAATGTTTATAAAAATCTGGATGAGATAATATTTTTAATAATATGGAAGTTTCCACAGATCCACCGTCAGCATATTTAAATTTTGGAGGTTCGTAGCCATTAATAATTAATGCGGCCATCATTTGTTCTGGGGATAATTGTTGTTCTATAGATTTTACTTGATTACCTTCAGCATATTTAGGAAGTATACCCGCTTCTTGGAATAACATTTGCTTTGGGGTATTTAAAATTCCAGGGGATGGCAAAGGAGAAGCGCCAGCCTCTTCTAAGATCTTTTGGTGTGGTGTTTTTAATAATTCCATCATGTTTGTACTAATGCATATCTTTTTAACTATCCGCCCTATACGGCGTACGGATTTTCAAATCTCTTATGCCCATCATCAGCATAAGAATAATCCCGCGGTGGAAGAGGATCTAATTGAATCCAGCCTGAATCACGGAGCACTCGAAGGGATTGAGATAAGGAATCTACATAGTCATCATGACCGCCTGCTTCAGGGAAAGAACAAACCTGACGCAAAAAACGTTTAGCCCAGTCTGCAAATTCACCAGGACGTTCTGGATCTTCTGGAATAAATACTTTGCCTTTTGCAATTAATGGTGCTACAATGTTTAATCGCTGGACTTTATCAGCGCGACCTGGATTGTATCCACGAACTTCGATACCTGATCCTTGGAGCTCTTGAATAAGGGAGATACCTGCTGACTTATCTTCCATCAATACGAGATCGGCTTTCCTTCCTTTACCGAAATCGTTATCAGCTCCATAGACCATTTCTTTAAAGTCCTCAACGACTTTGCGTCGAAGTTCTGGATAGGCTAGGTGTCCATCCCATGCATCCAATAATATAATGGACGTGCCTGCATCTTCGCGCTCAAACACTCCCCACACAGTACATGCCGTTGGGTCATTCATTGTTTTTTCTGATGTGGCTGGATCGTATGAAGCAATAACGTATTCTAAATCAGGTGTTGGTTTATCTGCTGGCCACATACGGAAATGTTTACGCTTGAT